TGTACGATCTCAAGAGCGAATATTTTCCCCAGGGCAAATTCCGCGGAAGCCATAAACAGTATTTCTACTGGTTCACAGGGCAAAACACATCGGTCATCAATTTTGAACAGGACTTCAACTATCTTTATTTTTTAACCATCAGTGGCAAGGCTGGAACTCTCCCGCAAACTTCAAACTTTCGTGAAGTGGAAAAAAGCTACACGCAAACCAACAGCCCTGAAAGCAACAAAGGTGCACAAGGCAATCAATTTGAACCTGCAGCCAACGCTGCTGACTATCTCTACAGCCCTTCGGACCAAGCCCGCACCAATATCACCATCATTGGAGATCCTGCCTGGATCATGCAGGGCGAAGTATGGGGCGGCGTGGGTCCACCAGGCAGCAATCGCTCGGCCAATGGCTTCCTTGATGATGGTACTATTGATTTTGACAGTGGTGAGGCAGTGTTTTTGTTGGGTTGGAACAAACCACAGGATTACAATCTACAAACAGGTCTGATCGATCTTTCTCGTGCAGCATCGCAAGAGCCAACACAGCTTTATGCCTACAAGGCAGTGAGCATTACTAACAAATTCCAACAGGGAAAGTTTACCCAAGACTTGACCGGTGTTTTGTTGACTTTTCCCGTGGACCGGGTGGGTAATGTGGCCAATGTTGCCAGCAGCGATACCCAAAGACAGACCACTGTGCCGGTGCCAAATCGAGGGTCTGCTGTGGTCGGAAACGTTGATATAACTCCCAGTGTTGTGCCATTTGTTTCAACGTCTTTGTCAAATAATTTAACAGTGGGACCAGTGAGTTTGCCACAGGGCACTGCCATTGGCAACATTGGCATACAAAATGTACTGCCACAGCAGCCAGCAAGAGCTCCCACCAGCAGCGGCATTGACGTTGGCAACGCAGTGCCCAGTCAGATTGGCTTGCGCACCACAGGCTCCGCCACAGGTGCTGCTGTGGGCATTCCCAGTGTGCAGGTCACGCTGACGTCCGGAGAAAGTCGCACAGTGTTTACACAGGCAGAAATCCAATCCCTGTTGGCGCAGGGGTTAATTACACAGACCACTGCCAACACAGCCACGAGACAACTGGCTCAGTTGGAGAACGCAGCAAGCTCGCTGACCACAAACAGACCCAGTTTCCTGGGCGCATGGGATGAATAATGGCTGAAAATATTGAACGAAATCGAGGTAGGCCACAGAGCTATAAGTTTGATCGTGGCGGCACGCCCACGGAGTTTGGCCCCTACATCGGCAAAGTAAAAAACAACACCGATGATACACGCACTGGCACGCTCAAGGTCTACATCAAAGAGTTTGCGGGTCCCAACGAAGACGACGAAAAACTCTGGAAAACCGTGAGATATGTGCCGCCATTCTACGGCTACACTCCTCGCAACAACACCTCGGGGTCGGGTGGTACTGGCAGCTACACCGGCAACCAAAACAGCTATGGCATGTGGTTCGTGCCACCAGATCTCGGCATTGAAGTACTGTGCTTTTTTGTGGGCGGAGATCCCGACAAGGGTTACTGGGTGGGCTGCGTACCGCAGAATGGTGTCACGCAGATGTTGCCGGCCATTGGCGCCGTCAAAAAATTTGCAACGCAGACCAATGAGCAAAAAACACTCACTGCTGGAGCTGAAGCCAAACAGCTACCAGTGGTGGAGCTCAACAATGAAAACAGCACGCTCACTGATAACCCGCGTTTCTGGACTCTAGAAAAACCCGTTCACAGCTATGTGTTTGCTGTGCTGGCCAACCAAGGGCTCTTGGGAGACCCCATACGTGGGCCCATCACCAGCAGCGCCCAGCGCGAAACACCCAGCAGCAGCTATGGTATCATAACGCCGGGTCGCCCCATTTATCAAGGTGGTCTCACCGAAGAAGATGTGCGCAAAAAAGTGCAGTCGGGACAGACCAGCTTGGCCGACATCAAGATCGAAGGTCGCCGTGGTGGGCACAGCATTGTCCTGGACGACGGCGATCTCGAAGGACTGGACAATCTCATACGCATACGCACTGCCAAGGGCCATCAGATCACCATGAGCGACGATGGCGACTGTTTCTATGTGATCCATGCCAATGGACAGACCTGGATAGAACTGGGCACCGAAGGCACAGTAGACGTCTATGCCACCAATTCTGTGAACGTGCGCACTCAAGGCACCTTGAACCTGCACAGCGACAAAGAAATCAACATCAATGCCGGTGAGTTGTTGAACATACGAGCCAAGAATCTGCAGATCGAAAGCGAAAAGAACACCAGTTTCAGTGCAGGCGGCCCTTTCCTGATCTACGGCAAGAAGAGCATCTCTTTGTTCAGCGATCAACTCTTGGGGTTGAAATGCCTGCGCGGTAGCTGGGACGCAGGCGTGCAGTTGGGCATCAAGGCCGCGAGAATAGATCTCAACGGGCCATTCAATGCTGATGCTGTGGCAGCACCACCGCCCATACAGAAATTCAGTCTCGAAGATGTTAAATTTACTCCTGCCCAGGGCTGGGTCAAGGGCAGCGACCGGATCGATACCATATGCAGCCGCGCACCCACGCATGAACCCTATCCCTATCACAACAAAGGTGTGCAGCAACAGACCAGCATATTGTCTGGCGGCGGCAGCACCTTTCCTGCTCCTGCCGCTGCAGGAGCACTGTTGAGCGCAGCTGGATCAGCTGTGCCAGATCCCGTGAGCGTGGGTCAGATTTTGAAGCAGCCCGCAGCATCGGCCATAGGAAAACTCAGCGTAGGTGATGTCACGGCATTGCAGGCCCAGGCCAAGGCTGCAGTGAATCAAGCCGCCGGTGCCATAGACGTGGCCAAAGGCATAGGTGAATACGGATTCCAGCCAGCACAACTAGAAGTGGCGGGTCTCATCAAACCCGGAACCATCAACAGCTTGGCACAACAGATCCAGATTGATCCACCGTTCCCCACACAGGCCGACATCGAAGAAAGTGAAAGGCAGGTGGCCCAAGGCTTTGACATCACACCGGACTTTGTGGCCCAGAGCAAAAAACTCACAGAATCCCTGCGCAGTCCCACTCTCTGGACCGGCAAGGATGGTGTCAACAACCTTGAAAATTTCCTGCAGAATCCCACACTGCAGACCTTGACTCAGCAGACTCTCATGGAAAAAAGCTTTTCGGGTCTACAGACTGCCGGCATAGTGCTGGGCACCGAAACACCTTCAGTGCTGGGATCTTTGCTGCAACCCGCCACCAAGTTCGGTGTGGGATCGGTGGCCGGCTGGCTTGAAACTACTTCAACTGGTCTCAGCAACAACTTAACTAGCCTAGGCAGTAATTTTGGCGATTTGGGCGGTGTTAATGCAGGCATCAACAATCTTGCTGGCGGCATCACAGGTGGAATTAACCAAACCCTGGGCGGTATCACTGGCGGCGTGAATAATCAATTGAACAGTTTGGTGGGAGGCGCTGCTGGCGGGTTGCAGGCTCAGTTGAACGCGGCCAATCTGTCGGGTCAGTTATCGGGGTTAAGCGGTCAGTTGGCGGGCAAGTTCAGCAACCTAGGCGCCACAGCAGGCGGTCAGCTCAATAATCTAGCAGGACAGTTTGGTGGGCAGGCCACCAACCTAGTCAACAACATGCAAGGACAGTTGGCCAACTTCCAAGGACAAGTGGCCAGCATTGGTAATTCACTCAAGGCCTTGGCACAGCCCGGTGGGTTGCAAGCCCTGGGTCAAGGTGCCTTGAATGCAGGCATGGCGCAGCTGGCCCAGAGTGCGCAGTTTGCCATTGGCATGATCGGCAGCAAACTCGGCGGATTCAGTGCATTTGTGCGCTCCAGTACACCCGCCAGTGACACAGTGGCAAGAGCAGCAGTAGACGATGCTGTGAAAAATGCTCTGGGCAATATCAAGATACCACCCATAAGGTTCAAGCCACGCACACGACCCACAGTAGATGACTTGACCGAGGTGCAGGTCACAGGCACACGCACAGCCTCGGGCAATGCAACTCCGTCATAGGGACATTTTTCACCACGATAAATATCTATTATGACCACCTTTATTGGTTTCAACACCATCAATCAGCCCAAAAAGTTCACGCTTACAGACTTTGAACTCATTAAGCGTGACCTTGCCAATGCCTTCAACATACAGCAGGGCGAGCTGCCGGGTCGCCCGCAATATGGAACCATTATCTGGAGCTATGTTTTTGAAAATCAAACTCCCGAAACAGTGGAGAATATTATCAACGAAGTACAGAGGGTAGCAGGTGGTGATCCCAGGCTCTATATCAAGGATGTTGCTGTGTATCCACAGCAAAATGGTATCTTGATTGAAATGCAGCTACAGGTTGTGCCCAGCAGCAATGCCGAGAGACTGGCTTTGTTTTTTGATCAGCAAAGCCGTCGAGCAACTTTTACTTAAACTGCTCAGATTTGCCGCTTATAAATATTCGAAAGTAGGTCACAGATGGCACAAACCGCAAGACAAACCGCACTCTTTGGTGTAGAAGATTGGAAGAGGCTTTATCAAACTTACCGAGAAGCTGACTTCCAAAGCTACGACTTTGAAACTCTACGCAAAAGTTTTGTGGATTATCTGCGTTTATATTATCCTGAAACATTCAATGACTACATCGAAAGTTCGGAATTTATCGCGCTGCTGGATCTCATGGCATTCATGGGACAGAGCTTGGCTTTCCGCAATGATCTCAATGCCAGAGAGAATTTCCTAGACACTGCCGAGCGTCGAGACAGCGTAGTTAGACTGGCCAATCTTGTCAGCTACACTGCCAAACGAAACATCGCAGCAGAAGGATTTCTCAAGGTAGTGAGTGTCAGTACCACGGAAAATCTCACAGACTTCAATGGCATCAACTTGGCCAATGTCACCATCAACTGGAATGACGTTGCCAATGCCAACTGGCGTGAACAATTCCTTACAATCATCAATGCTGCATTGGTAGATAGCCAAAAGTTTGGCAGGCCTGCCAACAGACAAAACATCCTTGGCATAACCACAGACGAATATACTTTGAATCTAGTGCCAGGCTTTTTACCAGTGATACCTTACACCGCTGCGGTGGACGGAGTAAACATGCCGTTTGAAGCAGTGAGTAGTTCTACCCTGGGACAAGATAGAGTGTATGAACCTGCACCAAGACCCAGTGGTGCCTTTAATGTTTTGTATCGCAACGATGGTCGAGGATTTGCCAGCGACAATACCGGATTCTTCTTTTTGTTTAAACAAGGTACGTTGCAAAACCAAGACTTTAACCTGGCTGAAGCAGTGGCCAATCGAACAGTGAACGTCAACATACAAGGTTGCAACGAAACCGATCACTGGCTTTATAAACTAGATGATCTTGGCAGCATTGCTGGCGAGTGGATCTATGTTGAAAATCTGTTCGCTGGTGCCGTAGAACAACTGTTGCCTGATCAAAGAACGCTCTACAGTATTGCCAGTAGAGCCAATGACGAAATAACATTGGTATTTGGCGATGGTGTTTTCAGCAGCATTCCTGTTGGCACTTTCCGTGTTTACGTTCGTGCCAGCAATGGACTTGAATACATCATAAATCCCGAGGAAATGCAAAATATCGTGATCCCCATCAGCTATGTGAGCCGACTGGGGCGTCTGGAAGTCATAACTTTCACATGCGGAATCACAACACCGGTGAGTAACGCTTTACCAAGAGAAAACCTAATCGATATTAAACAGCGTGCTCCAGCCAGATATTACACACAGAATCGCATGGTGAATGGCGAGGACTACAATAACTTTCCCTTTACCAAATTCAGCAGTATCATTAAAAGCAAGGCCTTGGCACGAAGCAGTGTTGGCAGCAGCCGCTACAATGAATTGACAGATGTCACCGGCAAATACAGCAGCACAAATTTGTATGCTTCAGATGGCATGATATATCGCGAAGATATTTTGCCAACTTTTGACTTTGAGTGGGCCAGCCGCAACGATATCATTGATGTGATCACAGAAAAGATACAGCCTTTGTTTGATCAACGCAGCATGATTCAGTTTTATTACCAAAACTTTTTGCGGCCATCTCTTACACCTTTGAGTGCTGGATGGAGTCAAGCCACCAGTCTAGTCAACGAAACCACAGGTTACTTTTATCAAGGATCATCCACGCGTCCATTGCCCATTGGTGCGTTCAGTAGCAGCAATTCTAGATATATCACTGTGGGCAGCCTGGTAAAATTTGTTCCACCTCCGGGCTCATTCTTTGACGCTAATAATCGTCTTAAAGTTGGTGTGGCCACTCGCGCTGACGAAAAGGTTTCAATCTGGGCCACCGTTATCGGCGTAATCGACAGCGGAGATGCACAAGGTCAAGGTCTTTTGCCAAACGGCACAGGACCGGTAGTGCTCAACAATTTTGTGCCCACTGGTGCGCTGGCACAAGAAGTGATACCCACTTTCATTGACGACTTGCCCAATGCTGTTGAACAGCAAATGATACAGCAGATTGAACTGTTCAGGAATTTTGGAATAGGCTTTGATAACTTGGCGGGAACATGGTATGTCATAACCAGCACAAATCTAGCTGTGGATGCCCCTTTTAGTTTGATTAATGCTCAGAACGTGTCAGGTCTGAATTTGGATGCCAGCTGGCTGGTTCAATTTGTCACAGATGGTCAAACATATCAGGTCACCAGCCGGGGCCTTGATTACAAGTTTGCCAGTGTGCTTCAGACTAGATTTTACTATGACGGCAACGATAAAGTATACGACAGCCGCAGCGGCAGCATAATCAATGATTTTGTCAAGGTTCTAAAATCTAACTCAAGACCCGATTCAAACCTACCATTGTTCAGTGATGTCACCATGGACATTATTGGTCAACCAGTTCAAAGCGATGGTTTTGCCAACGACTATGAAGTTGTCATTAGTTTCCGTGATGGCGATGCCGACGGAACAGCCGACGACCCTGACTTTTTTGATGAACTGGTTGCGCCCGATGTAGACCCAGATACTAAATTAGTATTTTTCCAACGTGTTACAGATTTTGATGACTTGCAGCGATTGTTACCGGTATCACCTGGTGTAGTCAATAGTTCTTTTGCCACAGTCAATGATATTGAATTGGTCAAAAACGAATTTGTGCAGGATCAAGTGTTCTATGCCACCGCCACTGGTTTGTTTTATAGACTTGTGATTGGCACGCTCAACGGTAACATTATTAGAAGTTTGGTTCTGCAGACCGACTTTGAAGCCAAGACGGGTCGCGGTGACCTAAGTTTTCAATATCGCCACAACAGTAATCTTACCAATGTCATTGATCCTGGTGCCACCAACATTATTGACATATATGTTGTTACCCAGGCCTACTACACCGCCTATCAAAACTATGTCAAGGACACCACAGGAACTGTGCCTGAGCCAGAGCCTCCCACTATCGCTGAACTCAGTCAAAGTTATAATGAATTAAATAACTTCAAGATGGTATCAGACAACATCGTTCTTAACAGTGTGTCCTTCAAGCCTTTGTTTGGCATCAAGGCTGAAGAGTCACTGCGTGGCATAATCAAAGTAGTACGAGCTCAAAACACAGTGGCCAGTGATACGGAAATCAAAAGCCAGGTTGTGTCCAAGATCAATGAATATTTTACCATTGACAAATGGGACTTTGGCGACAACTTTTACTTCAGTGAGCTAGCAAGCTATCTTCATGAGCAGCTAGGTACTATCATAAGCTCTGTTGTGGTGGTTCCTTTGTCCCCAGAAAAGACTTTTGGCGATCTATATGAAATACGCAGCGCCCCAAATGAAATATTTGTCAACGCAGCCACAGCCAATGACATTGAAGTTTTAACTGGCTTGACACCCACGAACCTTCGGGTAGGACGTCCTATCGTGACACCAGTGTCAGAAACCAACAACACAGGTAACGGCGCCTAATGGCCACTCAAAAAACCATCGACTTATTGCCGGAGATTTTTAGAACCGACACCAACCGTCAGTTTCTCACGGCCACACTAGATCAACTTGTTCAAGAACCCAGGTTAAAAAGAACACAGGGATATGTGGGCCGACGAGTAGGTCCTGGAGTCAATCCTCTAGACAACTATATTATTGAACCAGACGCCAATCGTGACAATTATCAACTTGAAAGCGCGGTTTGCTTCCTCCAAAATGATTCAAACACAGTGCTGGATACCATTACGTATCCTGGTATGTTGGACGCTCTTGACCAGTCAGGAGGCATAACCGATCAGCAGTCGCGATTGTTTAAGTCTGAATTTTATGCCTGGGATAGTTTTTGCGATCTTGACAAATTTGTAAACTATAGTCAGTATTACTGGTTACCGGGCGGGCCCGACAGCGTGGATGTGGGAGCTGATCTTGTGCCCCTAACCGATGATTTTTCAGCAACCGCAACAAATCTAGGATATGACATATCAGGACTAGCTGGCATCAATCCCACTATTACTTTGGCTCGCGGAGGAAATTATAATTTCACTGTGAACCAACCTGGCCAACAGTTTTGGATACAAAGCACTCCGGGTATATCAGGACGCCTGCCCCAGACGCCTAATATCAGCAGCCGCGACGTATATGGTGTGGTCAACAACGGCACAGACAATGGAACCGTTGAGTTTTATGTGCCCTATAAAACATCACAAAATTTCTTTTATGATCTTGAAAAAATACCAGCTATAGATCTAGTGGCAGGAGACCTACTGTTCAATCAAATCAACAACATCTATGTAGATGATTTCCTGCAGGCCTATCCACATGGAGTGGACGGCATCACACAGCTCAACGGCAGAACCATTATTTTTACCAACCGTATTTCATCCCCGGTACCTGGCGGTTGGCAAATAACCACATTGTTTGATTCTGCACTGTCTGGACAAACAGGAGTCACAGGCAGCTACGACACCACGTCATATGATCAAGTAACCGATATCAATGATCCCAGCCAACGCTACGGCGTATGGCAGATCAACTATGTATTTGACACTGACAATCGTCCTTACATGCAGTTATCTTTGATACGCACCATTGCTAACTTGACTCAGTGGAAAATTCTTTACGGTGAAGAATACAGCAACACCACGTGGTACAAGGATGCGTCTGGCAATATTGAACGCATGCCCTTGCTGACAGCCACGCAAGATGTGCTCTACTATCAAAACAGTGCTAACCCTTCGGCGGTGGGCATCATACGTTTAGTTGATGCAAATGAATTAAACTTTATCGAGATCGACGATATCGTGGGGGCAAGAAATTACACCAGCCCCAACGGTGTTGTGTTTACCAATGGTCTAAAAGTACAGTTCCGTGGCTTGACCAACCCAGCAGAGTTCCAGGAGTTAGAATACTATGTGGAAGGAGTGGGTACCGGACCTGGCATAGAGTCAAGGGTAGGATTCATCAACGGCGAAGCATATTTTGGCGCCTGGCACTACTTTGAAAATCGTAAAATGACCGGAGCTGCACACAGCAACACTGAGTTTCAATTGTATATCTATGATACTGTTGCGGAAAGTTTGGCCAACCCCGGCGCAGGCGCGCCACAAGGTACCTTGCCATCTTTGATGCCGCAGCTGGGATATCCGCAGGGCAACGGTATCAAGTTGATTCCTGTGTCATTATTGATTACGCCAGAACTCTATACCAAGAGCGAGTCAAACCCCTGGGACTTGCTGCCTTACGATGTGGGTGGCTACGATGCCAGTCTAAATCAACCTGTGGTGCAAGATTATGTCACAGTGAACCGATCCAGCGCAGATCGCAATGCGTGGAGTCGCAGTAATAGATGGTTCCATGTTGACGTCATACGCTATGCTGCGCAGCGCAACAACAATGAATTGGTCATTGACAATGAGTCTCGTGCCAAGCGTCCAATAATCGAATTTCGCGGCGGTTTGAAGCTGTTTAAATCTGGAACACAGTTCAAAACAGCAGTAAATGTCATTGATTTTGCTCAAACTGATGCTTTCAGCAACGTCAAAGGAGCTAGTGGCTATGGTTACGACGGATATCAATTCATTGATGGAAGTCTGGTAATTTTTGCAGCCGACATTGATCCGTTGGTTAGAAACAATGTCTACACAGTAAAGTTTATCGACCCGACTGGAACAAATAACTTTGTGATAGATCTGGTGCCAACCTATGATACTCAAGCCAAGTACGATGAAACTGTATTGGTATTGAATGGAATAACTCAGCAAGGACAAACTTATTACTTTGATGGTGCGAATTGGATATTGGCTCAACAAAAATCCAATGTCAACCAACCCCCTCTCTGGGATGTGTATGACGCACAGGGAAGAAGTTTTGGAGACACAGCTTTCTATCCCAGCAGCAACTTCCAGGGCAACAAACTTTTTGGTTACGCGGATGGCGGAACCACAATCTTAGATCCAGTGTTGGGTCTCAGTCTCAAATATCTTAATATCAACAATGTTGGTGATATCGTATTCCAGAATTATTTCTATACCGACACATTTATCTATGTGAGAGACAGAATCAGCACGACTCTGGATGTGAGTTCAGGATTTGTGCGACAGTACGCTGATCGTATCGCGTGGCATAATCTCATTGGTTGGGTCACAGCATCCGCTCCCACTTACAGTCAACAAGTGTTTAGTTTTACCTATCAGTCAGAGCCCTTGGTATGCGATATCACAGTTGATGAAGATTTTGTATTCAATCCCTTAAAGGTGTTCATAGACGGTGTATATCTAGAACCAAGTCAGTATTCATTCGCAGTCAACACCAGCAAAAACACAACCACCATTACTTTGCCTGCTTCGGTGGCTGTTGACAGCAAAGTCGAAGTGTTTGTGATCAGCGACGAGATAAGCAATGTTGCGTACTATACTGTACCGGTAAATCTCAGCGAAAATCCCATCAATTCCAACAGTGACACTTTTACTCTGGGATCGATAAGAAATCACTACGGCAGTATCGGCCAAAATTTACGTGATTTGCAGGGCGCTATCAATGGGGCAAATAATAGCAGAGATCTAGGCGAGATTCAAAAGTTTGGCACAGTCATAGTGCAACAGAGTTCGCCCTTGACACTGGCGTCTGTGTTCTTGCGTCGGCAACAGTATGACTTTTTCCAAGCCATTGGCTACAACAGTCTAGAGTACGAAAAATACAAAGCGCAACTTTTAGATCTTGCGGCACGCGGAGACTTTATTAACTCCAGCACGTCAGAGATTTTGGATGCTGTCATTGACGAAATCGGATTGGGTCGCAGCGACATATCCCCATTCTATTGGTCAGACATGGTGCCGCACGGCAGCGTGTACACAGAACTCAACTACACATTCAGCTTTATCAGCACAAACTTTTTTGATCTCACTACAAGTTTTGATTTTGCCAATGCCAACTACAACAGCGTTTTGGTGTATCTCAATGGCGTGTTATTGACACGAGGTAGAGATTATGTGGTGCCGTCCAATGCTGCAGTGGTAGAGATTTTACTGCCTTTGCAGATCGGAGATCAGATCCAGATTAGAGAATATTTTGGTACCTATGGCAGTTATGTGCCCAACACCCCCACTAAGATGGGCATGTATCCTTTGTATGAACCCAGTATGTACCTGGACGATACCTATGTGACACCGCGCATGGTAATACGTGGCCATGATGGCAGTATCACTGTTGCGTTTGGAGATTTTAGGGATCAAATATTGTTGGAGTTTGAAACCCGAATATACAATAATATCAAGATAGATACACCGCCGCCCATGGTAGCGGCTGATGTTATTCCTGGACAGTTTAGAACCACCGACTACAGCCTCACAGAGATCAACGAAATACTGAGTCAGGATTTTTTGAATTGGATTGGCTATAATAGATTGAATTATGTCAATCAGACTTATGATGCTGCCAACCCATTTACCTACAACTATAGTCAGAGCTCTGATAGGCTCAATGGCAATCCATTGCTGGGTGCCTGGAGAGGGATTTACAATTACTTTTATGATACGATTTCTCCAAATACCACTCCGTGGCAGATGCTGGGCATTTCACAAAAACCCACTTGGTGGGAAGAAATCTATGGCCCAGCACCTTATACATCAGGCAACCTGGTGTTGTGGAGAGATTTGGCAGCAGGATTCATAGCCGATCCAGCCAATCCCAGAGTCGATCCAAGATACGCAAGACCTGGTCTGTTGGACGTTATTCCCGTGGGCACCGAAGGACAACTCCTTGACCCACTGCAGAGTGTGGTAGGCAACTATGATGCTACCAGTTTTAGGAAAAGTTGGGTTTTTGGCAGTGATGGTCCTGTAGAAAACACCTGGCGCACTAGTTCATCATGGCCATTTGCTGTGATGAGACTTTTGGCCACCACGCAGCCAGCGAAATTCTTTTCTCTCATGGCGGATCGCAATCGTTATGTGTTTGATTTGACCCTGGATCAATTCGTTTGGGAAGATCGTTACAGACTTGATGCCAAAAACCTTGGTAGTCTTTACGGCAGTGGTACCAGCCGCGCCAGTTACATCAATTGGATTGTGGA